CAAGATCCGCCAAGCAGAGATGCACGTTTCCCTGGCTCAGGGCAACGCTGTGACCTGGGAGGCGTATCAAAGGATTGTCGGCGAGTACCAGGGCCTACAAGCGGCCATGGACATGATCGACAACATGCTAGACGAAGAAAAAAATCAAGATTAAGCCCCACTCCGGGGCCGAGGCCGCGCCGCAAGGCGCTTAAATGTGAATGCACCTGGAATATGGTGTCAGGAGAAAAGTGTGAGTGAAAAGGAAAAGATCCCCACCATCAGTGGGAATGAGGGTGTGAGCGATCCCGTCGAGCTTGATTGGGCCTTCCCTGCGGTTAAACCGGGGCAGGAACCATACGGTGGACGTGTGATTGTTCAATTGCGCCGCATCAAACGTAAGACCTCTGGTCGGATCATCTTGGTGGAGGAAACCAAGGAGAACGAAAAGTGGAACAACATGATCGGCAGAGTGGTAGCCATAGGCCCCTTGGCATTCAAAAACCGTGACACCATGCAATCATGGCCCGAGGGCTCATGGGCGCAGATTGGCGACTACGTGCGCGTCCCCAAATGGGGTGGCGACCGCTGGGAGCGCGAGGTTACGGGTGAAGAGGGTGAAGATCCGGTGTTATTCATGACTTTGAACGATCACGAACTGATCGCCAAGGTGACGGATGACCCTTTGAGCTTCAAAGCTTACGTTTAAGGGGTAAAACATGGCAACAACCGAACAAAAGGTCGATGATTTGGACATTCAGGAGTCGCAAGATGGCTCTGCGGTGGTCGAATTACCGGAAAATTTGCTGATTGATGGAGATTCTGACGATGGTCAGGCCAAAATCACTCAAAAAGCGGAGGGTGGACAGCCCTCTGACGAGGATGATGATCATCCCGACGACTCTGACAGCCTCAGGGACGCCAAAAGGAGCCGTAGACGCGCCAAAAAAGACCTGATTCGCAAAACGAACCAGGAAAAGGACGTCCGACTTCAATCGTTGGCCCGTGAAAACGAGGAATTCAAGCGTCGATTGGCCAGTCTGGAGCGCAACACCAAGGAGCAATCCCTGGTGCGCATCGACAAGAACATCGAGGACGCCCAGGTACGCCTGGAATACGCCAAGATGAAGATGATGGAGGCCACATCCAACAACGATGGTGAGGGAATGGTCGAGGCGCAGACCCTGTGGCAGTCAGCCCAGGAAGATGTGCGCAAGCTCCAAACCCACCGGTCGCAAGCCGAGCGTGAAATCAAGGCACCAACCCAGGATTTCCTGCCCGACCCTGCTGTACAGCGTGGTGCGGCAGACTGGATGCGCCGCAATTCTTGGTACCGGCCAGATGCCTCAGACACCGATTCAAGGGTCGCCAAAAAGATCGATGAGTTGATGGTGACACAAGGCTGGGAGCCTTCAGATCCCGATTATTGGGACGAGCTTGACAGCCGTTTGCAAAAAGAACTTCCCCATCGTTACAATGCCTCTAACGACGACAATCCAGTCGTCAGGAAACCGAGGAATGTAGTGGGTAGTTCAGGTCGTGAAGCGTCTGCCGCATACGGGGGAACCAACCGGAACCAATTTGTTCTTTCACCTGAAAGGGTCAAAGCAATGAAGGAAGCCGGTGCGTGGGACAACCCCGAGCGCAAGCGTCGAATGATAGAGCAATTCATTAAATTTGACCGCCAAGGCGGTCGCTGAATCGGAGAACTGACATGACTGAAACTCGTTTAAAAAAATCTCTAGGTGCTGGTGGTCGCAATGATCGCTCCAGCGAGGACGCAAGCCGCCGAGCACCCGAAGATAAGTTCATTTCTGCGCAGGAACGTCGAAAGATGTGGAGCGAGGAATGGACGCAATCAGCATTGCCAAAACTTCCATCAGTCGATGGTTGGCACCTTTGCTGGCTCTCCACAACCAACAGCTACGACAGCATCGATAAACGGATGCGCCTTGGGTACGTTCCCGTGAAAGCGGATGAGATACCGGGCTATGAAGAATATCGCGTGAAGTCTGGTGAGCATGTTGGCTTCATCTCTTGCAACGAGATGTTGTTGTTCAAACTGCCGATGGATATTTACCAAGAGATCATGACTTACCAGCACCACGAGAAACCTCGTGAAGAGGCTGAGAAGCTCCTTGTTCAACAGGAAAATCTTCAAAATCAGCGTGACAGCAACGGACGGCGATTGGTGAGCGTGGAAGGTGAAGGCTTTGGCTCTATTGAACAGCAATCAACCAACAATCCGGTATTTGCCGGTTAAGGAGTCTCTATGAGTTCAACCTCTGCTCCGTTTGGCTTGCGCCCTGCGTTCCATCCCTCCGGTCTGGATCGCGCCCAAGCGCTGGCTAACGGTATTCCCTCTGCGTACAACACGGCCATCCGTCAAAGTGCCAGAGCCAGCCCGAAGGGTAGAACCAAAGTAGGTTTGTGCCATTGTCTTTTCTCCTTAATGGAGCAGGGGCCGAAGCCCCCGCAAGGTTTAGACGCCGGGAGTGCCGTAGACTGCACGGGGATCGGTAAATCCGACCGTGTAGCGCTCGGTTGCCTTGTAGCGCATGGAGTCGGTTTCAAAGTCACCTTCCATGGTCTTCTCAAGGCGGCGGCGCATCAACAGCTTCATGCCTTCAGGCGCGTCAGTCTGAACCCAGAATGCGGATGCACTGGTCAGACGCGACAGAACAGCGGCACCTTCGTCCAGCAAGCCGATAGACTTGACGGGGTTGATGTCGTTGTTGGCATTGCCGGTACGCAAAACGCTCTTCAACAGCACTTCGGCCTGGAAGATGTTGCCAGGGGCCACGATCAATTGACGGGGCACCAAACGAATCTTCTTGCCGTTGTTGTCCACTGCCTGACGGATCTGAATCAGCATTTGCTCCAAGGAGGTCTGCGACAGATTGGCGGCGGTGGTCAACTGGTTGCTGAAGGTGCCATTCACGATGGGGTGAGCGGTGTTGGTCAAAGACACACCGTCGCCACCGGGGTAGGCGCTGTTGAAGGCGGTGTTCAACACGTTGGCTGACAACAGTTCTTTGGTTTCCACCAAGGACTGTGCCAAGTGACGTGCATACACCTGACCAATACGGATATGGTCGCCGTCTTCCACCAACACTTTGGTCAAAGCGAAGGCCAAGCCATACACCTTGTACACATAGCGTTGCAGGAAGAGAACGCCACCTTGCTGATAGGTCACCGGGGTGCCATCGGGCAATTGGGGCGCGGCTCCGAATCCATAAAGGACGGGCTCTTCGTGATAGTTACGGGGAATGCCGTCTTCCTCGCGGAACACACGGCTCCACTCGTCGGCACGTTGGTCATAGACTCCATCGAAACACTCGTTGAGGATTGGCTCAACGATTGAACGAAAGTCCGTACTGCGCATTGGTGCGGCCATTTTTTAGCTCCTTGTATTAAGCAATTGCGGTGGTGGCACCGAAGAATTGCGAGTTGGCACAAACGACACGCACAATGGTGAAATTGTCGCCCCAGTCATTGTCCACGTAAGGTGCGATGTCAACGACACGCATCTGACCTTGGACCCCGCTACCAACGGCGGAGGCGGCATCCAAAGTTGCCGCTGACAGGCCCGTGGTGGTGGAACCAGCAGTCACGTTGCTGAAGTTGAACTCGTTGCCAATGGTGGTTTGAGCCATCGAAGCACTTGCCTGGATTTCATAAACGATGTTTTGATCGTTGTAGAAGTAGGCAACGCACGAGCCGGTGATGTACGCAGTATTGGCAGGCCAATAGTTGGACACACGACGACGACCAGTGGTATCAGTCCACTCGACACCTGCAAAAGCTCCGACCCACGCACCGGAGGTGGTGGCAGGCAGGATGGTGCCCAAGGTACCGCCAATGGCAGTCGTTTGATAGCGCACGGGCTGGCCTTTGAGAATGGCCGTGTTGTACGCAGAGGGGATACCGTTAGCAAGCGCTTGAGCGCGATCCAGACCAGAGGGATGGAACGCAGGGCGCAAGCCAAACGGAGCAGAGGTTGAACTCATAGAGACTCCTTAACCGGAAAAAACCGGAGTGTTGGTTGGTTGCTGTTCAATAGAGCCATACCCTTCGCCTTCCACGCTCACCAATCGCCGACCGTTGCTGTCGCGCTGATTCTGGAGGTTTTCCTGTTGAACAAGGATCTTCTCAGCTTCTTCACGAGGTTTGTCGTGGTGCTGATAAATCATGATCTCTTGGTAAACATCCATGGGCAGTTTGAACAACAACATCTCGTTGCAAGAGATGAAGCCAACATGCTCACCAGACTTCACGCGATATTCTTCATAGCCGGGTATCTCATCCGCTTTCACGGGAACGTACCCAAGGCGCATTCGTTTATCGATGCTGTCGTAGCTGTTGGTTGTGGATAGCCAGCAAAGGTGCCAATCATCGATTGATGGCAGTTTTGGCAATGCTGATTGCGTCCATTCCTCGCTCCACATCTTGCGACGTTCCTGCGTAGAAATGAACTTTTCTTCGGGTGCGCGGCGGTTCACGTCCTCGCTGGAGCGATCATGGCGACCACCAGCACCCAGAGATTTTTTTAAACGAGATTCAGTCATGTCAGTTCTCCGATTCAGCGACCGCTTTGGCGGTCATATTTAATGAAGTGTTCTATCATTCGACGCTTGCGCTCGGGGTTATCCCATGCACCGGCTTCCTTCATTGCTTTGACCCTTTCAGGCGAAAGAACAAATTGGTTCCGGTTGGTTCCCCCGTATGCGGCAGACGCTTCACGACCTGAACTACCCACTACATTCCTCGGTTTCCTGACGACAGAATTATCGTCGTTGGATGCATTGTAACGATGGGGAAGTTCTTTTTGCAAACGGCTGTCAAGCTCGTCCCAATAGTCGGCATCTGCGGGGTCCCAGCCTTGGGTCACCATCAACTCATCGATCTTTTTTGCGACCTTTGAATCGGTGTCCGATGCGTCCGGTCGGTACCACTTGTTGCGGCGCATCCATTCAGCCGCACCACGCTGTACCTCGGGATCTGGCAGGAAGTCCTGAGGCGGCGCTTTCATCTCACGCTCTGCCTGGGACCGGGTTCCCTTGAGTTTGCGCACATCTTCCTGGGCTGACTGCCACAGGGTCTGCGCCTCGACCATTGCTTCACCATCGTTGTTGGAGGTGGCCTCCATCATCTTCATCTTGGCGTATTCCAGGCGCACCTGGGCGTCCTCAATGCTCTTGTCGATGCGCACCAGGGACTGCTCCTTGGTGTTTCGCTCGAGATGTGCCAGCCGACGCTTGAATTCCTCGTTTTCACGGGCCAAAGCTTGCAGTCGGACGTCCTTTTCCTGGTTCGTTTTGCGAATCAGGTCTTTTTTGGCGCGTCGACGGCTTCGTTTGGCGTCCCTGAGGCTGTCAGAGTCGTCGGGATGGTCATCATCCTCGTCGGATACTTGTCCACCATCCGCTTTTTGACCGACAGAGCCCTGACCATCGTCAGAATCCCCGCCAATCAGCAAATTTTCCGGTAATTCGACCACCGCAGAGCCGTCTTGCGACTCCTGAATGTCCAAATCAACGTCTTTTTGTTCGGCAGTTGCCATGTTTTACCCCTTAAACGTAAGCTTTGAAGCTCAAAGGGTCATCCGTCACCCGTGAGATCAACTCGTGATCGTTCAGGGTCATGAATAACACCGGATCTTCACCCTCTTCACCACCCGGAACCTCGCGCTCCCAGCGGTCGCCACCCCATTTGGGGACGCGAACGTAGTCGCCGACCTGCGCCCATGAGCCTTCTGGCCACGGTTGCATGGTGTCACGGTTTTTGAATGCCAAGGGGCCAATGGCAACGACTCTGCCGATCATGTTGTTCCACTTTTCGTTCTCCTTGGTTTCCTCCACCAAGATGATCCGACCAGCGGTCTTGCGTTTGATCCGACGCAATTGAACAATCACGCGCCCCCCGAATGGTTGTTGCCCCGATTTAACGTCGGGGAATGCCCATTCAAGCTCTGCGGGATCGCTCACACCCTCATGCCCACCGATGGTGGGAATCTTTTCTCTTTCACTCACACTTTTCTCCTGACACCATATTGCAGGTGCATTCACATTTAAGCGCCTTGCGGCGCGGCCTCAGCCCCGGAGAGGGGCTTAATCTTGATTCTTTTCCTCGTCGAGCATGTTGTCGATCATGTCCATGGCCATTTGCAAGCCCTGGTACTCACCGACCATCCTCTGATACGCCTCCCAGGTTGCAGGGTTCCCATGGGCCAGGGAAACGTGCATCTCTGCTTGGCGGATTTTGATCAAATGGATCAACCGTTCAATCATTTTTTCTTGGCGTGCGACAGGCCACCAACGGGCTTCTTGGAAGACTTGCTTCCACCCTTGGGTTGCATTGAGGTGCCATCAAGTTTTTCGCCCATGGCGATGCGCTTGTGTTGGGGCACGTTGATGGTGCGCTGTTCGTATTCACTGGTTGACATTTGGTACTCCTTGCGGTGGTTGCATTTCAGGTGCGGCGGGTGCCACGGGTTGTTCAGGCATGGCCTGAGCTTGAGCTTGAGCCTGAATAGTCTCATGCGTCAATTTTGCATTTTCAATTGCAATCTTGGTCTGATTATCCAATGCCGATTTCTGCACGTCAGCCTGCAATTTGGCCTGATCGTATTGCATGTCGGCTTGATCCTTTTGGGTCTTGCGCTGGGTTTCAGCCATGCTGGTGTCCTTGACCACCTGGGCATCGGGCGGCAGGGCTTGCTTGGCCGCTTGCTGGCGCTGTTGGGCCATCTGGATCAACTGCTGGAAGGCTTGGCCAAACTGCGAAAACACCTCTTGCGTGTCCAGCATGACGTGGGCACCCACCGTGGTGTACAGCTTGTCGATGGTTGGGGTCAGCGCGGGATCTTCGTAGTCCGTGATGGGCTTGCCACGGGCCTGGGTGACGTACCCGTTGGAGCGGTTCAAGTACCACAAGGTCATGTGTTGCTTGATGTGCTCGATCAGGTTGTTCAGGAAGCTTGGGTCCGCAAATGGGCTTTGGCCAAAGAACGGATTCAAGCCAAATTGCAGGTGGTCCTGAATGTGGGCAATGTGGTCTTGCTGGAGATAGGCATAGGATGCCTGACCAATCAGCATGGCCGCATTCTCATCCGCTGAGGTGCGCTGTTCGGGTGCTGGGACGTTCTTCATCAACTCATTGATGTTGGGCACCTTCATTTGCTTGAGCACTCGGCTCAACACGCTGGCCATGTTGAACTGCTCAGGGTGCTTTTCGGCCAACTGCAACACAGCTTGGTTTTGGGCCATGCGTTGGGTTTCGCTGAAGATGTGCGGGTCCGACACCGGCACCACGTCGGTGACCTTGGAAAAGTCCTCGCGGGTGATTTCCAGTTCGGCCACCTCGTCGGCCAACTTCATCTCGTCGAAATGCCATCGGTTTAACCGACACAGGATCTTCAGCACCCTGGCTTGGCTGGCATGCATCCGGGCGTGGATGGCTGAGAAAACCGCCGCGCCTTGCTCAATCAGGGCTTGGGTGGTGCCCACAGGGGCCTGTGCGCTCACGTCAGCGATCTTTTCTTCGCTGGTGGTCACTACCCCCTTGGCGGCTTTGTCCAAGAAACCCAGAAGCTCAAATAGCACCTGCGAGGGTGGGTTGAACGGCATGGGCATGGCGATCTGGCGGATGTCATTGACGCCGGGTGCACCCTCGATCTCCACGATCTGGGTGACTTCCACCTGCTGGCTTTGGCCGCTGATCTTGGCGCCCTTGAGCTTCAGCATGGTGGCGGCGTTGTTGATGTGCGCAGAGTCCAGCAATGCACGCAATGCGCCGGTCAGGGCCGCAGACAAGCCGCCAATCAGGTGGGGCAGGCCAATGGCATAGGCACCACGCCACGGGATGAACTTGAACTCCACCACCCAATCGAGCTTGGTCATGGTGTCGTCTTGCTCTTCCCAATTGCGATACAGGCCGACAACCTCGTTGTCCAACTCATCGATCATCAGGATGTATGGAGCCATCTCGCCCTTGGAATACTTGTCGTCATCAAGCTCCAGGTAGGTGTAGATGTGATAGACCTTGCGCAGGCCATCCTGGTTGTCCTCCATCTTCTTGCCTTCGATCTTGTCGTTGGCTTTTTGGGTCTTGGTGGGCTCAAATTCCATCGTCGCTTTGACGACGTTGATGTCACGGTACATCCCCATGCGGATGCGTCGCTGGAACTGCTGGGCGGTGATCTCGTGGACCTCAGCCGCACGCTGGGCGGTGTAGAAGTTGGTGGCCGCAAAGGGCAAAATCACCCGATCGATTGGCAGGAACTCCACGCATGGGCGCTTCTTCTCCTCATCAAACCACAGCTTGAAGTATTGCGACCCACCCAAAGGCAGTTGGGTCAGCATCTGCTCTTGCTCGTCGCGGAACTCTTCGATCTGCTCAGTGATCTGCCAGTTCAAATAATCGCGCTTGCGCTCGGCAGTGGACGTCTTCATGTCGTCCATCTTGCCCAGGATCTTGGTCTTCACCGGGCCATCGGGCGGGAACAATTCCTTGATTGCTCGAGCGGCAAAGTCCACACAACCCTCAGCCATGACGGGGTGAACCACTTTTGACGCACCCATGAAGGTTGCGCCACCAGGGGCGTCGTTGCCCATGCCGGTGCGGCGGATGCCCTCTTCGTACTGCTTGTCACGCAACTCACGGGCCTGCTTGTCCGTTTCCAGCAGGTCGATGTATTCCATGGCCAACGTGCTCAGGGTGCCGCTGTCAATCGAGTCCGCAAGGTTGGAATAGAAGTCCGGGTTCATCTCCGGGCCGTCATCGGGCATGGTGATGATCGCTGAACCGTCGGGCTGTTCCTCGGACTGGATCTCAGGCAGGTCAACCAATGCACTGCCGTCAGCCTGTTCGCTGATGCCCATTTCATCAATGTTTTCTTCAGCCATCATTTACTTTCGTTTGGTCAACTCGAGGCGCATTGTGTCCAAATCTTTGTGGACCGCAACCTTCTTGGATTTTGCCTTGTATGGTTTTTCTTCGTCGTCACCGTAACGCATGGCCAAGTGACGTTGGGCCATGATGTTGCTCTCAGGGAAGGCGTGGAAGTCATCATCGGACAAGCCTGGGTGACGGCCACCAATTGATCCACCGCCTGCTTTGCGCACGATCTTGATGGGTTGGGGTGCCACATATTCCTTTCCACGGGCGGCTTCTTGCTCGTGTGGGGGATCAATCTCATACTCACCTTTGTTGGCCATGGCGTGCTTGATGTGAGCTTCGCCAACATGGTGGGTGAACGATGTTTCATGGCCAACATTGCTGGTCGATTCGGTAGGGGTGGTCATCAAGATGTGACCGGCCTCTTTGCCGTTTTTGGACTTGAAGCGGTTCTTTGGAAGGTAATCTATATCTTTAAAACGCGAGTCCGTGGGGATCATGTGATCCACGGTTTCCATCTTGCCCGTCTTTTTGTTTTTCTTCCGCTCAGGCACATTAACCAAGCGTGGATGCAAAACGTGTTGCTTCTGGTAATCGTAACGACGATCATTCAGGGTTGTGTGCCCATAATGAGCATTTTCTGGAGAGGTGGGCTTGCCATTTGGGCCAAAGTGACCTTCAGGGCCTTCCTTTTTTTCCTCTTCGCTCAAGCGGGATTGCTCACGGCCAGCAGACCAATACTTGGCGTGTGTGATGTGCTCTTCCATCTTCTTGGCCATGGGTGAGCCACGCTTGACATCAGTGACCATGTACGAACCCTTGGGCGGGGTCTTGTTGCCTTCTTCGTTTTTGAAATCTTGGCCATCCACGTTTGTGGCCATCACCGTGTTTCGCACACGCTGGCCATCACGTTGAATGTTCTCCGCAATACCTTTGCCGCCCTTAACTTTTGGCCCCACATTGGAGTGGGTGACGTGGTACCCGTTCTCAGGGTCATGCAACTCATTAGTTTTTCCGTATGAATTGGCAATGATGGGCGGCTTGTCATTGGCCTTGCGTTGCTGATTCAGGTGACGGATCACATGACGGGATGTGGTATCGGTTTCATCCACCACGTTGGGGCGGAACAACATGCGCTTGTTGTTTTTGTCGGCCTTTTCTGCCGCACGGCGCATCGATCCAGTGTGGGCCAAGATCCAGTCTTTGGTCATTGCCGGGTCGTGCTTGGCGATGGCGTGGCCCAATCGACGGCTTGCCGCCGCCGCATACTGGGACTCGGCATTGGGTGCAAAGCAAGTGCCTTTGCTGGTGTCCGCGATGCCATTTGCATCGGTGCCGCCACCACAGCCCTCAGTCTGGCCGGGGCAGGTCTTGAGCACATGGTACTTGGTGTCCTTGCCATGGCCCGATGGGTACAGGGAGTAGCCAGCAATACCTTTGGAGGCATAACCAACGTGTGATCGGCCCTCTTTGTCGTATTCGTGGTTGACGGTGTCGAGCTTTTCGGACTCATCTAGCGTGTCGCGGTTGCCCTTAATGAATTTGGCTTGACGCAATCGATTGAGTGCCGAATCTTCCTCAGCGTGTTGTTCTTCCAGTGGGCGTTTGAAGTGATCTTCCAAAGCGTTTTTGTGGATTTTGCTGATTTGACCAAGGCTCAATGGGGCGCGGTGCTCGGAGCCATAGACGTTAGAACGGGCCTCAGCCATGTTCTTGATGCCCTCGGCGCTGGCCTTGGGGTTGCCTTCAATCATGTGACGGGGCACCACAATCCCTTTGACGCCACCAGGGCCTTCAGCCTTGACAAGAACTCGAGTGCTGGTGTCGCCCTTGTTGGCCAACTCAGCCTTCATGTCATCGACCGACTTGGCCGACCCACCCTTGGCCATTCCAGGGGGCGCAGGGGGCTTCATGGCGCTCATTGCTTGGCCCTGGGGGGTCATCTGCAAGATGTTGCTTGGAGGCTGTCCCAGGGGGTTTGCTTGGCCTTGCAACTGGGGTGCGGTGGCTTGGGGCTGAGGCTGGCCGGGCTGGGGCTGTGACTGTGCGGTCATCATCTGGTGCCCAGGCTGGTCCACGCTCATGTCGACGCCACCAACGGGCAAGCCAGATCGAGTGGCCAAGCCACCGGGCGGCACGCCGTCGTTGTCCTCCCAGTCGTTTGATGGCGGCAGGTAGGGCTTGGGGTCCATGTCGGGCGCTTCATTCACGCCGATCTTTTGGATGTCGTAGGTGCTGGGGCGCTGGTTTAATGCCAAGCGCATTTGGGCGATGGTGGGTTGCACGATTACTCCTTAATGGGTGGACACGGTGCCACCGGATTTGTAAAGTGGGATGCCGTTCTTCTTGACATCTTGGCGCATTGCTTCATTGATGGGGAAGTAGTGCAGTTGTTTTGCGTTTGCATCATCCAGCTTTTGGTTGAATGCTTGTACTTGCTCTGGGCTCATGTCAGCAAGCCGCTCACCAGCCAAGCCCAGACGCTCCGATGCATCTCCACGCTGTGATGGGTCGCCGGGTAGTTTATGCCCACCCAACTCAGTCTTCACGCCGTACTTCTTGCCGATGCCGTTGAGGATGTTGGGCACCTTCTTGTCGTAGAAGCCCTTCATGCCTTCACCGCCAATGTTTAGATCTTCACCCTCCAAGAAGTGATGATCACCAACCTTTGGCGCCGCAAGTAAGCGCTGTGCCGCCTCCTTGCCAATCAATTCGGCCACTCGATCTGGGCTGGCATCTTTTTCATTGATCACGGTTTCGCGGTTGTGCTTGAATGCCTGAAAGCGCTTTTCACCTGGATGATATGAAACCATTCCAACGTGCTTGGCCAGACCATACCGGTCAGCCTGCTCTTTTCCCGGTGTCACCACCACACCATGGTAGCCGTTCTCAGCCGCGTGATGTATCAAACGCTTGAGTGCCATCTCTTCCCAGTTCTTTTTGAATGGGGCGTCTGGTACGCCATACAAATCTAAATCTCTCTTTTTATCCAGCAATTGAAATTCTTTAAGCTCCTCTGGATTTAAATAAGTTTCACCTTTTCCAAAATGTTTGTCGTAAAGGTCTTTGTATCTCAAATTATCTTCTTCGCTGAAAGGCTCTTTGTAGCCCTTCTCACGGCCCCTTTGGTGCCAATCGGACTGCAACTCCTCAAGGTGCAAGAGCTTTTTATTTGGGCCTCGCGTGCGCTTGATAGACAGCATTGGGCGCATTGACTCAGGCATGTTTTGCATTGCCGCCAGAGCTTCTTCTTCTGTGCTGTAGTGCCCGGATTTGTTGCCAGATTTCATGTTGACCAGGGTGTATCCCATGTCGCCGGGTGCGGTGCGGTCTTTGAGGCGCATGCTGGCCAGGATGCCGGGTTCGCCACCGAAGTGGCCTGCCACGAAACACCTCGGGCGTGTTTTCGTATTTGCTTCGCAACTCATCCATCTGGCGCATGATGGCCGAACGATTTTCTGGTGCGGCGCGACGAAGCTTGGCGTCCAACTCATGCCGTTTTTCATCCATGCCTGAGCGTTGATCTGGCAATTTGATCAGCATCTCACGGTAGTTTTCACCACCGGGCAATGTGTAAGTGTAGTGATATGGCCCGATCCAATTTGGATCATCAGGGTCACCGCCCAACATCTTCTCACCAATGGCTGGCGCAGGCTTGGTGCCCAATGCCGCCATGAACTGCTCATGCGTCATCTTGGGGGCGTTGAGCAATTCACCTAAGCCACGCTCGGCAATCTCTGCCTGCTTTACCCCAGGGATGGACATCAACTCCTTGAGGAATTCAGATCCAGTGCCAACCTTGCGGCGCAATAGCCCTGCGGCCTTGTCAAGGGCTGAATAGAAGGGCTTGCCTTGGCCAACCAGTTCTCTCACAGTGGGCGCTCCTCAATCTCAAGGTGGTGGGCGTGGGTGACCTTGCCGCCCTTGGCGTACACCGTGCGCTTGCCGTACACGGGCTTCTTGGCCAGCACCAATGGGCCGATCTGCACCACATGCTCGGAGTGGGTAACCGGTTGCATTGTTTCCCGGTCGTAGAAGTCACCATGACGCCTTGGGTCGTAACCAATCTGGCGGTAGTCGGGGTGGTTCATGTACTTCTGGAAGTGCTTGACCGCTTGCTCTTCATCCATGTGCTCGATATTGCCCATGATCCTGGCAAACGGTGTTTTGGTTTGTTCGCCGGTGGCCACACGAGCGGCCTTGTGTGGTGAGCCATGGAACTCGGCATTGCGCACCGATGACACCGGGCCGTAGGACGTTGGGAATGCGGGTTTTTGGCCAGACTCATCATGCACTGAATTCACCCACACGCCATGGCGCTCATAGGCTGGGATGTCCAGGCGGAGTCCAACAGGGTGACCGGCAGGCCAACTTTCATGTGACCGCCAGTTTTGCTTTTGGCGATCAATCAACACCTTCATGGCCTGCTCGTCGGTCGCAGGCTTTGGAATGAAGCTGTAGGGCTTTACGGGCTTTTCTTTGGCCACGAGCTTCTCATAGTCCTTTTGCTTGATGTTGCCTGCCAAAAGGGCTCGAGCGGCCTCCTCGATCTTGGGGTTGCGACGGCTGGCCGCATCATCAAACACGGTGGGGCGCACCTCTATCTTGCCGCCCTTGGCTTTGGTGATGTCGGGGTTGTTGGGGTCGTATGCGCCGCTGTTGCCGATGGCCGACTTCACCTGCTCGGGGAACCATGCCACGTAATGCTTGCGTCCGTCGCCAAAGTCTTTGACCACGCCATCGTGGCCAGTCACCTTGTGCAAGGCATGACGGTACGCAGTCGGATCGTCCGGGAACATGTCGTTCTCAAGTGCGTGCAAATTGTTGCCCGTGTACATCCTTGCGATGTCGTGGATCATTTTTGGTGTCACGCCACGGCTGGTGTCAACGTGGTTGTTGATTGGTGACTCGTCTGGGTCAAGTATCTTGGGCGCATGGCCAATGATCTGCTTGACCTGATCATGCGACAGATTGATGCGTGCATCATTGAGGCTTGATCCTTTAGGGCCGATCTTGATGGGCTTCTTGATCGCAAGGTGGGCGGCCACCACACCGGGTGAACTGTTCTTCTCTTCACGGTTTGGATGGCGGTAGCCTGCGTAGTCGCTGGCCTCGTCCGGGTGTGTGGTGAAGTAGAAGCCACTGCCAAGTTGGTCGGTGCCCTTGCCAGTCTTGGCTGGGTCAAACGATGTCAAGCCTTCCAAGTTGCCAGTGCCGTGGTACACGCGCTCTTTGACTTTGGTGCCGGTCAAAAATTTTGCCAGCCCTCCCTTGGCCTTGCGCTGGGGTTTCATTGCATACGCTTGCTTCAGGCGTTGGAAGTCAGCCATTTGCTGTGGGGTAAGTGGCACCGCTCGTCCTCTTGGTGGTTTGCGGAATTATGCCTTCTGTTGGGGCTCAGGTCTACCAGGGCACCCTTTGCACCGTGGCTTGACCTGACACACCCCAAGGCGCTCACACTTCGTCATTCTTGCGCCGCCATGTCACCCACTCTTTAAACATCTGCCACACCTGTTGTTCACTGATCTCAGCGTGCGGTTGGCACAGCACCTCGAACCGGTTGGCGCACATTGTGGTCTTCACACCCTCGCGGTGGATGACCCTCTCATAGTCTTTGACTTCTTCCATGATGCTCCTTTTGCGGTTTAACCGCGACTGTATTTACACGGCATAGGGGTTGACACGTTGGCGACGGTTGTACTCCTCGGCGTCAAGGATGTCGTCGCCATCGAAGGGATCTCGTGGGGGTGCGTCGATGCTGATCCAGCCACCGTCACGCAGGTACCGCAGGCCCTGGCTGATGCAGTCAACGAACTCATCATGCACCGTGCCCTCAGGGAAGGAGCATATCTGGCTGACCATGCCCTCGGCCCAGTCCTTGACATATCCCTTGCGCACGGACGACTCAGGCACCCATACACGGCCTGCCTTGATGATGTTGGCCACGATGCTCAGGCGTTGGATCTTGTCGGCCTTGCCGGGGTTGTAGGCATGGACGGGCAGGTGGGCACGTTGTAAGTCTTGGATCAGGCTGATACCGGCGCTCTTGTCCTCCACCAGGATCAAGTCCACCAGCTTGCGCTCACGGCCTTCACCGTAGACGGTTTCAAACTCGTCAATGACCTTGGGGCGAAGGTCGGGGTACTGTAGGTGATCCTGCCAGCAGTCCAGCACCATGACGCTCATGCCGCCATCCATGGGCTTGAAGACTCCCAGGGTGATCTGGCCGGTGGGGTCGTTGTGGGTCTTGTCGCTGGTGGCGCAGTCGTAGCTTTGGAGGATGAACTCGAGCGGGGGGAAGGGCTTGCCATTGGGCCACAGCCTGAACCAGTCACGGCGGACGATGCCGCCCTCCTCGGGGTCAATGATCTCAGCGTGAATCTCCTGACGGCCCAGGTTGGTGCCCTCATATTGAAGGATCTGCTTTTGGAATGAGGGCGCAAGGTTCTTGATGTTGCTGTAGGTGCTGGCGCGGGTCACCACCACGTCGTCACCTTCCCGGCTGATCAGATCCATCACCACGTCTTTGGGCTTGGGCGTGGTCGAGCAAATCAGCTTGGTGCGCTGACCCAGGCGGATGCCGAACTGGATCATGTCCCATGACTCTTGCAGGTATTCCCATGCGGCCAACTCATCCAGCCATCCACCGTGGAACTGCGGCCCCCGGAAGCGCTCGGGCTCCGACGCCGGGATGCCCTTGATGAAGCTACCGTTGATCAGCTTGATCTCATGCAGGCTTTTGTTATAGTCAGCAATTAGAACTTTTGGTATAACACTGAGCAATCCTGAGTCACCTTCAAAACAGGTTCCTTTCAGGTCGCCCGAAGTTGGAGCGGACACCAGCCATCGGGTGTTGGGTTGCTCCCAGGCCCACTCAGCCAGTGTTTCAGCCGCCGCTCGGGTCTTACCGGCACCACGGCCAGCCAGCATGAGCCAGATGTTCCACCAGTCGCCTGGGGGCTCAATCTGGTGCTTGTGGGCCTTCTGGTACCACTCCATGCGCCAGTTGACCACCGCTTGCTCGGTGGGGTGGAGCTTTGCGAACTCCTCGACCAGGGCCGGGTCTTCCAGAAGTTCAGCTATTGCGCTCATTGGGGCTTGATGTAGGCCAGTGGCTCATTGGTGCGCTTGACAGCGGCCTCTATGGCATTGAGGTCTTCTAGCACCTCCTTGTTCACCAGTTCAAGGCCATGCACCATCATGTAGTTGTCGATCACGTCCCACGTCTTGGACTCCCAAATGATGCGCGGGGCCATGTGCCATCGAAAGCGCAGGCGGTAGGCGGTGGCTTTGTGGGTGGCGAAGTCATACCAAGCCCACAGCATGCGGAACCCGCCCTGTGATCGGCTGAAGTTCAGGCCCAGCTTGATGTGATGTCCTTCGGGTGTGTGGCTGATCATGGTCACTCCACTTGCCGGGTCATCTTCATGTTCTTGAGCAGTTCACCGAACACATTAACGTTGTGCTCGATTACGATGGGCTTGTTGTCGTCCCCAGCCACTTCCATCCTGGCCAGCTTGGG